TCCGACCTTAAATCCTTTGTGATACGACTTCGATTCAATCCAATTTTTTTTCGTTCCTTTTGATGTCCCCACCTCTCGTTTTGCAACTTTGCGGGCGACTTTCAAACATTTTTTTGCTTCGTCTTTTATGAATTTTTCTGTTTCTTTCGGAAAATTTTGTTTAATATCTTGCATTAAGGATTGTTTGAAGTCTGACAATTCGCCAAATAAAAACCCCTCTTGCGCCATATTAACCCCCTTAAACCTTTTCGGTTACAAAGACTTGCAATTCTTCATTTTTGAATCCGTCGTCAAGTGAATAATTGACTTTAAATTCATGGTCTTGATATTTTATGAAATGCTTATCAGGCAATATTACGGGGAAATTGTTATAATCCCATGATATTTTATGCGTAACGCTTGTCATGACTGTATCGGCGGGACGTCCCGTTAATAACCCACCGACGCGTGTTTCGATACATGCGAATAAAGAAGCAACTTTGACCGTTTCTTCGTCTTTTTCGCCCAATCGGTTTTCAACGTCGCTTTGTCTGACTTCGTAAATATCAATTAAGCGGTTATATTTACCCCTGTTCGTTGTCGTCATTGTCGCCCCCGTCGTCTTCAAGTTCCCCGCGTAATTTTATATGTTTTATAATTGCGTCCAACGTATAAGGGACGGAATTTACCGTCTTGTCTGTTACTGCTGAACGATTATCGTATAAATGCGCGACAAGAAATAAAACCCCTTGTCTATATACCTTGTCATTGTCGGAATATTTGACGCCCGTTTGTTCTTTGATAAACGCTTCGGCGACCGCGACTAACTGTTCGATATACCTATCGTCAACGTCATGGTTTATTCTTAAATATGCTTTGATGTCTGATAGTGCAATCGACATTGTTTTTAATCCTTTAATCTGATTAACTTAAAAAGAGGGGCGCGGGAATGTCCGCGCCTGTCCCAAATACTCCCCTTTTTTTATTCCGTATATTTTGCTTTGATTAACGCAATTAAATCTTGCTTATTTGTGTATTCGTATTCAAGTTCCAAAAGTTCCGCAAGAACTTTCAAATTGTCAACGGTACATGCATTTAATTGTGTATCTGTCGGCGTTACCGCAAGAATTTTTGTTGTCAATGATTCTGCGGTGTCTGCTTCGTCCCCGTCCGCCGAATAAGTTACGCCCAACTTATCCGCTAACGTTTGCAAGTCTTCAAGTGAAACGGAATCGGATTCGCCGTTGCCGTTGTTTCCGTTTCCGTTTTCGCCTGATTCGTCGCCGTTATTTCCATTATCGGCGGGGACTTCTATTTTTTTAATTCAAACGCTACGATTGCGCCTAAATCTGCAAGCCCGCCGTCTGCAAGTGCAAGGATTCTGAATACTGTATCACCTGAAGCAAACGCGCTTTCTTTTGATTTTGTCAATTCAGATTCTTTTGACCAATTAAACATATATTCGCTAAAATCACCGAATATAATTACGCCGTCAGGTACGTCGTCGCATTCTTCAACGGTACGACCTAAAACTTTATTTTGTGTTACGTCGAAAATCGGACGTCCGTTATCGTCTGTAATTGCCAAAATATCATTATAAAGTGTATTTGTTGACATCATCATTGTTGCATGTTTTCTTGCAACCGCAGGAATGCTTGAAACAACTTTCAAAATATCTTTAAGCGTCCATGCTGTGCCTGTTGTTTGTTTTAATGTTAATGATTCCAAAATACCTTTTGCGCCTTTAACGCCTTTTCCTTTGATTATATCTTCGTCGATTGCTTGCGCTAATTTCTTTGACAATTTTCTAACGATATAATCTTCCAATGCGTCGATTGCGGTTGCTTCAAGTTCGCAAGTTAAGCGTACAAGTTTAATATATTTCTTTGCGCCCAACTTCAAATCTTCAAGCGTATCGTCAACGATTGTTCCGTCTTCGCCCTCACCTTTTCTTTGAACGTCGCCTGTTGTTTTTTCAATAGGTATTGAAACGTTACCATGTAAATGTGAAACGGTTACAAGTCCATAAACAATAGAATTATTTTCTATTTTTTCAAGAATTTTATTCATTGTTAATGTAGGAACTGCAACGCCCGCGCTATTTGTATTTGTTGTCATGGCGCGTTTTTCAACGTCGTTAAGTTCTACACCTGCAAGGGTTTTGAAGAATGCTGAACGGTATTCTTGAGAATCTGCACCGTAATTTCTTTCTTCGGATTGCGGTTTTTCAAATTCATTTGTTACGATTTGACCCGCGCCGATTTGTTTTGCCAACTGTTGACGTTTTTCGATTGCTTTTTGCGCGTCTTCAAGTTCGCGCAATTCTTTTTCGACGTCGTCAATGTTTACATCTTGATTGCTTTCTAACATAGAACGCAATTCGGCTTTTCTTGCCAAAATTTCTTTAAGTGTCTTCATGGTTTTACTCCTTTTTTACCAAATTAAAAATATGTCCTACAAATCAACTGTTTAACTCGTTTTGCTCTCTCCGAAGCAACTTGTTCTTTTGCGCGTCCGTCAAAATAACTGCGGGCTTCAACGTTCGTGTCGTCATAAGCGGGAATATCCACCACGCTTAAATCATATACACGTTTGATTTTTAATATTGTTCTTGTATGTGTTTCTTGATTGTATGCGTCTTCTTCACAACGAAAAGCAAAAGAACATTTGTCAATCAAACCATTTTTAACGCATTCGTAAATTTCGTTTGCTGACGGCGTATTCAATAATGTTGCGCGGAATTTCAAGCCGTAATCGTCAACCGTTATTTGCAAACTTCCGTTGCGCGTTCTTGCAAGTATTCCGAAATTGTCGCCATGATTGTATTTCAAGCAAACGTCTTTCAAATCTGCTTTGTCGAATGCTTCTTTTGCGATTATTTCTTTATATTCGACACCCTCGTATTCGTATAATACGGTGGGTTTATCAAAAACAACCGCGTAACCCTCTAAAACTTTTTGTTTTTCTTCGTTTTCGGAAAATTGCGCTTCGCGAAGTTCAATCGTTCTATTAAACTTCTGATTCGGCTTCTTGTCCGTCGTCGGATTCGTTGTCGTCTGATTTTGATTTGTCATTTTTATTTATACTCCCTTTGTTTACGTCGTTTTCGTTGTCGTCCACTTTTTGATATTTATTCGCTTGTTTTATGTCAACATAATTTAACGACATCAAATGTTTGTCCGCGAAATCGTCGTCAATTTTCGGCATTTCCATTATTTCGCATGCCTGATTTATGCTATAAATACCCAACGGCATTAACTTTGATATAACGTCCGCTTTTGTTGCGTTGCTTGCAAACGTCATTCGTTCCGCTGAAAATATAATTTCGTTGCCATGCCCGATTTCTTTGTCGCTAAATACTTTGTATGTAAATTCAAGCGATAATTGAATCGCTATCGGCTCAATGACGGACGAATAAAAAGCGTTGTATTCTTCTTCGTTATATTTCGACGTTATAATATTTTCGGAAATATTAAAGAATCTGTAAACGTTTTCCCGCGCGATTGATGTTTGTTTGTCGTCTGCGGTTTTCGGCTCGACTTTTATTTCCTTAAATTCTGTTGTCGGGTCAAGCGTTGCGAATCCGTCCGAATTGTTTATATTCATATAAGAATTAACAAATTCGTCTTTGATTTGCTTTTGCTTCGGTTGCGGTGTTACTGATTTGAATTGTAATAACCCGCGTAAACCCGCCGACAATTTAATCGAATTTATTATCCCCTGATTGATTGCGTTTAAGACATCAAGTGGGGCTTGTAATGTTTCGCGTTGCGCTGACCCAAACATGTCATTGTCGTTAAAATGACGTCTAATATGGATTAAGTCTTCATAAGGTAAACAAACTTTTTTGTTGCTCATGAACGAAAATTCGACGAATGTTTCGCCCTGATAATCCAAAAGTCTTATATTTGAAAAGTTAATCGGATAAAACCCGACAATATTTCCGAAGCCGTCGCGGTGTATATAAACAAACGCATTATTGCAACATAATAATTGCGTAACAATTTTATATACAAAATCGTATGAGTTCATATATTGATTCGGTCGCAACCATAACATGCGATTTAACGAATCATTAACAACCGTCTTTGCTTTGCGGTGTTGCGGTTTTAACTTCGCGCAATTTGTCGCAATCGCATGTATGCAACTTCTTATTGTTGCGTCGTTGTATATATCCCCGTTAAAACTTGAAATATACCCGAATGTCTGATTTAACAACTGAAAATTTGTCGCACCTGACAATTCGCTTTTTGCGGATTTTCCGAAAAATTGTTGATATAAGTTTCGTAATTCAAATTTACTCATTTTTTATCAATTCCCTGTATTCTGCTTCAAAATCCTTGTATGCGACGTATGAATCTAATAATGACGCCCCACCGTCAATCCTCATTCGCGGATTTGATGTTTTACATGGTTGAATATTGTCGTTTTTATCAATATCAACCGCCATATTTGACAAACACCACTTTGTTATCGGGTTGTCGTCATAAACGATATTTTTTGCCGTTAATTCAACGCCCAACATTCGCATGGGATTTGATAACGTTTGTTTGCCTTGCGCTACGGGGTACATAACCGCCCCGAAATTGTCTGTCATTTCTTTAACCCAATATGTCGCGGAATAACGGTCATAACCGATTTTGAACGGATACAAATTAAATTCGTTCATCAATTCAACAAACCATGCCGTTATATCCGACGGGTCTATTAAATCGCCCTTGCAAAGTCTGATTAAACCTTGCGAATACCACTTATCATATGGGATTTTGTCTTCTCGGACGCGCAAATCCAACAAGTTTTCAGGAATCCAATACATATGTTTACAATACAATTTCGGCGAATCAGGAACGCCAAACAAAATATTTGCCGACGTCAAGTCCGTTGTTCTTGATAAATCCGCGCCCCCGAAATAATATTGCGGTGCAAGGTCTTCTATGTTGAATCGTTCTTTATTCAATATCGCTTCAAACGTCAACCATGCTTGTTGCGACGTTTCGCGGATATTAAATTCTTTTGTTAATAAATTTGTAACTTTCAGGGGGTCAAGTTTTGCGTTATTAACCGCCCTTTTTAAGTATGCAACCGACTTTGAAACGTTCAAATTCGGATTTGCTTTAATCCATGCTTTTTCGTCCGTCCATTCGGAACGTTCGTCAAGTTCATATATGACAGGGAAAAAGTTTTCGTCGAAAAAGTCGTCCGAACGGTCTTCAAGTGATTTCAACAACGTTTCCGCGTCGTTGTATTTGCCGTCGTAAAGGTCTTCGCGGATTGTTCCCGCCGTCGTTATTGCAAGGATTATCGGTTCTTCACGCGCTGACGTACCGTCTTTTATAACGTCATAAAGTTTATAACCGTTTTTCCATGCGTGTATTTCGTCTAATGACGCAAAATGCGGATTCAAACCGTCAAGCGTGTTGTCGTCGGAACATAACGGCTTGAATGTTGAATCCGTTGTCTTAAATTTAATATTATTTGTAACGATATTCGTTATTTGCGACAGGGCGGGCGATTTGTTCGCCATTTTTTCGGCTTCTTCCCAAACGATTTTCGCTTGGTCGCGCTTTGTCGCTACTGCGTAACATTCCGCGCCTTGTTCGCCGTCTGCAATAAGCATATATAAACCGATTGCCGACGCAAGAATTGATTTTCCGTTTTTTCTGCCGATAACCAACAACGCTTCTTTGAATCGTCGTTGACCCGTCTTTTTATAAACAACCCCAAACAACGCGCATATAAACGCTTTTTGCCAAAGTTCAAGGACGATAGGTTGACCGCCCCATTTACCTTTTGAGTGTTTACAAAATCTTTGAATAAAGTCGATTGCGCGTTCGGCGCGGTCTTTATTGTAAACAAAGCGGTCGCCCCGTTTCAAACAATCAACAATATGTTTATAAATTTTTCTTACTTTTTGCGAAACAAGAATTTCGCCTGATTCAATCTTACTGTAATATTCAAAAATCGGATTGCTACATGCGGGAACGTGCAAGGTATTTTTTAAGTTCTTCCGTTTCGTCGTCATTTAATCCGTTCCTTGATAACATGTCAATAAGAAGTTTCATTGACGATTGATAACTTTTCATATATTTGTTATACGCTTGCGATTCGACGGACTCTTTGAATCCGAATTGATTTTGTCCGTTTTTGTATGATTCTTTGACCCCTTGTTTTTTTATAGTTTCAATCAATCCGTTAAGCGTAACCGACAAAAAAGCAACATTTTCGATTAAAGAATCGGAAATTTTCAACAAATTTTCGTCAATTTTTGACAAAATTTTAAGCAATTTTTTCTTTTCTGCTTTGATTTCTTTGTCATTTTTTTTGAATCGTTGTTCCGCTTCAAAATCAAAATCAGATTCCGAAAAATCGTAATCTTTTTCGATATTTTCGGATAATTCGTTATTTTGATTTTTTTTCTTCTTAATAGCCATATTTTTATAAAAATTTCCCTATACCACACCCCCCCATGAACTTAAACGCGTATTTTTTGAAGCTGGGGGTGCGGTCTTTTGCGTTTTGCTTTGAAAATTTCAAGACGGGGGGTCAAAAATTTTCAAATTGTTTTCCATAACCCGCGCCCCGCTTGCGTTTCGGGTTTCTTTATCAAGTCCCCGTTATC